TCTAAAGTACCTGTTGTACCTATTCTATATTTAGCGTTAGTGCAACCTGAAAGAATAGTTGTCAACGATTTGGCCTTAAACTGGTGTGCTTCATCACCAAGAACAAAGTCAAATTGTTCAAAGTATTCTTTGTCGTTTTTATAGATTGATTGCCATGTAGTGATGGTAAGAAACTTGTTTGTATGTTTTTCTTTACCTGCATATTGGCGGTGACAATATTCTTCTGAATCATATCCATACGATTCAAAGTCACTATACATCTGTTCGACAAGTGAGGTTGTGGGAACAATTAACAATCCTCTTTTATGTTCTTGTTGTAAATAACAAACAATAAGGTATAAAATTAAACTTTTGCCACTAGCCGTTGGTGACAGTAGTAAAATACGCTTGTTGCGTATTGCATGAATAAAGGACTTTAATTGATAGTCCCTAACTTCATGTGGTAAATTTAAAGTATCAATAAGTTGTTTTGCTTCTACCACCGAATAGTTTTCAGTAGTTGAGATATCCGAATCGATTTCTAATACATAATCTCTTTCTTTACAAAACTTTTCAATGTAAGGAACAAGTCCATGGTAGATTGTAAACGACCGAAGGTCGGCTAATCTTATTTTTCCATCCCACATACGAGATTTGTATGCAGGTGTAAATTGATAACCAGGAACATAAAAAGTAAAGTAGTCACTCAGTTCTTGTGCAGTACCTTTATCACACTCAAACTGAATAAATGCTTCATTCTTTTTGTGGAGAATAATATCAGACACCTTGAATAAATCTTTCCCATGCTATGAAGTCACGCAATTGAAATGTGCGACTGTTTAGTTCTTTTAATATGGCGGTGCAAACTTCAACAATCTCATCATGCATAATTTTTTGTGCAGAGTATTTGTTTAAATCTTCATCACTCTCCATATATGTAGAGAGGTCTGATTTGAGAACATATGGAAAAGGATCCCATTCATATTTTTTCAAATCATCATCATCTAATTTACCTGTGTAATATTCCCATTTAATCTTTTTCATTTTGTTATACTTAAACTCCGCTTCTTTGGAAAGCAAACGGTGTCGGCTAAGTATGTTCAAATACTTACTGTGTAATTTGGGAATATCGAGAAGTGCCTTACCAGGTTCGGTTCGGTCAATGTCGGCGTCTTTACGCCATTCTTCCAATAGTTCGTCTAATTTGCTCATAATAAAAACCTCCTTTAGAGGAGAATACACTAATTGACGGTGATTGTCAAGCGTTTTTAGATAAGTTTTTCTATATCGTAGTAACTGTACCTGAATGTTCCGTCTGCCGTAATTTGACTGTCGGGACTATCAGACGCTGCCATAATAAATGTAGATAGTGTTGTAGGGAACACATCGTAAAATTTAAACCTGTAATGAGGTTTGTTTGCGGATGATAAAATGGTAATTGATGCATCAGAGTATTGTGGTTTCAAAGATGTTCTCATGCCAGAAACTTTATTTAAATTACCCAAGTTTCTGTATTCTGCAAAGTCAGTTGGGAAAGTCATTGCACGAATCCAATCGTGTATTTCTCTCCATGCAGTCAATTCTTCATCAACAAAAAAAGTAACATTCAATAAATCATAAATTGCTTTTTCACCAGGTATATACAAGTCAACAAATGGAGTATTTTGTGGAATTTCAGACAAAGAAATGCCTGGCACAGATACAGACTGGCAAAAAAATTGCATATTTGGCAACCTACTAAAGTTTAACGAAAACTTATTAGGTTGTAAAAAATTTTGATTTGTTGGATTTCTGTCGAGTGCTGTCATATCTTTATTTATGCGAAAAAAAAGACCCACTTTTTAAGGTGGGTCTTTTAAGATAGTCTCTTATCGTTATTATTATTAACGAGACTTTATAGATTACATCAAGTTGGAAATCTTGAACGCACGGTAGTAAACATTGGAGTTTACATTGATTGTTCCAGAACCAACTGTTGTACCTTCTGCAAATGGGTTGGCAACGAGACCATAGCGTGTCTTGAAACCAATTTTTGGTTGGAAGGTACCTGTGTCAACTGCACGAACCATTTGTAAAGGAACATATGGGCAGTAGAACAAGCCAGCGTCATAAGCATTAGAACCCTTATAACCAACAACAGCGAACTCAGATGTAGATGATGTTGGGAAGTATGGGTCAATATAGACCTTGATACGACCAAACAATGTACCTGCAAATGTGTTACCTGTGTCATCAACTGTCAATGAAACATTTGATGCGAGAGCAGAGTTGTAATCAAGAATGCCTGCCATAGCGAGTGCAGATGCAACATCGCTTGAGCAAATCATAATGTTACCTTTACCTCTACGAGTTGTTTTGGCAATTGTATTAGCTTCACGCTCGATTTGGAACGCAAGGCCTTTAACTTTTTCAACCATCCAACGACCATTTGAGTCGGTGTCTAAGTCGAATGTGCCAGCCTTAGTTGTACCTACTTGTGCGCCACTTTTTGCGGTTGCGTAGATTGTGCGAATAACTTCACGGTTAATTTCAGCAAGAATCTCAGATGAGAGAATGTTTGCTAATTCTGTTTCAGCGTCAAGACCATGAACTGCTTTCAAGTCTTGTGCAAGTTCCATTGAGTATTCTGCTTTCAATGCACGGCTACGAGCAGTTACAGTAACTTTCTCAATAGAGAATGCCATTTCTTGGAACACATTAGAACCGCCATCGCCAAGAGCTTCTGATTTACCAGTAGTCATTGTGTTTGGTAATGATGCAAACAATGTGTTAGCGAAAACATTACCTGAAGCAGCTGTATCAGACTGCAATGAAATTGAAGGAACCGCAGCAGTAGCGCCACCAGAGAAGCCTGCATTTGCTTCGTCATAGAATGCTTCTGTGCCAAGTTGTGTTGCATAGCGTGAACGCATTGCAAAAATCAAACCAGTTGGACCTGTCATTGGTTGAACGCCTGCGATATCATAAGCGATAAGGTTAGGCAATGAACGGCGAACTAGAGAGATTAAAATTGGATCAAAACCTGCAACAGGTGATGATGCAGAACCACCAAAACCGCCAGAGGCGACTGTGTTGGTCATTGAGTTTGTTGGACCGGCTTCTGTAAGAATACCTGCAGCCTTTTGCATTTCTTGAGCTTGGTTCTCAAGAATAACAGCAGTTACAGCTTTCTTATATGGGTCTTTAATAGGTGCTAATTCTGGATGATCCAGAACGCCTTCCCATTTTTTTTGTAATTGTTCGGACAAATACATTGAGATTCTCCTTAGAGTTTAATTAAATTTTTGTTTTGGAAATTGCTTGTGATACCATTGCAACTAGAGGGTCGTTAATATCAACCTTCTTAGCATCAGTATCTTCTACCTGTTCGTGTAAGTCTTTTTCATCTGCTTTTTTAACACCAGATGGGAAATAGTTCTCACGAATTGTCTCAATCTTATTTTTGTATTCGTCCTCTGTGGAGAATTCTACACTCTCTGCGAGTGATTTGATTTTTTCGATTTGAGTTGTTGTGAGACCATCACATACTTCACGGGTAATATCATTCTTGCGGGACTCTACAAGTGCTTTTGCAAAACCAACACCACGCTCGATTTCTTCGTTGAGTTTACCTTCAAGTTCTTCAACTTTACCGGCAAGTTCATCAACCAAGTCAACTTTTTCAGTTGGAACATCGATGTAATGTTCTGCAAATAGATTGCGTAGACCTGCAATAAAATCTTCTGTGAGTTCAGCACGGAGACCGGACTCAATTGCAATTTCGTTATCTGCCAACCACTGCTCAACAACATAGTTGAGGTAGTCATCTACTTTAGTAGTTAAGTCGGCTTTGATTTCTGTAACTGCTTCTTCGAGCATTGAGGCATATTTTGTCTCAACTTCTTCTTCAATTTGTTGAACACGGTCTAATACACGAGCTTCAAAAATTGTAGCAGCTTTGGATTTGAATTCTTCAGAAATGGTAGAATCGTCAGAAAATAATGCATCAATATCTTCTTTCATTTTCTTCTTCATCATTTCTTTCTTTTCGTCATCATGCATTTTTTCAGCAATGATTTCTTCATCTTTTTGCTCATCTTCTTCTGCCATTTTTTTCATGGCATCTTGCTTGTCAGCTGAAGCAGCAGATGGTTTTGTTGTTGGGGCAGTTGCACTCTTAGCGGCCTTAGTTGCATCGATTTTGTTAGAATCGTCATCCGGCTTGTTATTTTGAGGAGTAGGACCGCCTAGGTCTACTGCATCAGCACCTGCTAATTTTTCTGGTGGCATAGCTGGAGCTGATTTCTTGCTTCCTGCAAGAATGTCTGCTGCGGCTTCCATGAGTTTATTTGTTGCCATTAGGAATCTCCTTATGATTTCTTATTTATAAAATTAAAGTTTTCTGAGGTAATTTTCGAACAGTTTTAGAGCAGTTTCCTCTATTTGGCTTTTGGAAGCTCTCTGAATTGTCTTTTTAAAACGGTCGTGGTCTGCTTCTACAAACTTTCCATCAACCATCATCCATTCTTTGTTTTCCATAATACCGTTAACAAAGGCGCCTGGAGCTGATGGATCCGCAACAATATCTGCGGCAGTCGCAAGGCGCAAGTCATCTTGAACCAAATTGTATCCTTCTCTAGTTTGAGTTAAAGAACCCAAAGCTCTTGAAGAAACGCCAACCTGAATATCGTTATCGATAAAGTTTTTTACAATTTGTCCGTATGGTGTTTCAAGAATTAGTGCTTTACCGTAAAATGAATTACCATCTTCTTTGAGAGACACAATTTTATGTGATACTCTTTCAAGGTTAATAGATGGCGTATCTGGATGTCCTAATTCACCCAAAGCACGGTTTGTATCGATGAATTCTTCTGTATAACGCCCAACTTCTCGGCGTAATGTATCCATCTTATACATGCGATTGTTTTTGTTGACCTGTTCGCCAACAAGGAAAGTTCCTTCAATGAAAAGTTTCTTTTTACCGTTTTCTGTTGCTTCGGTAAGATACTTTACATTATCGATTGTTTCGGTAATAAGTTTCATTTTACAATCCTATTAATGCAGGGTCAAATGTGGCAGTCTTACTTACTGTCAATAAAAGAGTGCCACCTGTACCTGAATTTGTTACGAAAATGTTTGACGATGAATTATTTGCAATCGAAATGTCATATTGTGCCAAAGGCCAATCTACATTACCACCACCAGTTAAATCTATCACCAAAACAGCTGTTTGAGCAGTATTAGCATTATTACCACGATATATTTTCCATGCACCATCTGATTGTGCAGATATATGTGTAATTGAAGCATTAGTAATAGTTTCGTCACTACCAGTTGATAGTGTTGATAAATTAATTGGCGTTGCAGTATTACCGACAACACGGATAACCGATTTACTTCTTTTGTTGTTAATAATTTCGTATGGCATTTTATCTTAGTCCCATTGATGCACGCCTACGCATTGACATTTTTCTTTTCAATAGCGAACGGCGTAATTTAGCTCTTCTAGTTGTTTTCCATGACCGTTTTAATAAACGAGCCTTTCGTAATCTTTCTGTTGCAGAAATTCTTTTTACAGTATTTCCTGAAATTCTATAACCTTTAATACCTGAGCGTCTGCGATTCTTTTGAACCACAATACGACCTTTTGCATTTCTTCTAATTCTACGGCGAACTCTAGTAATTCGTCCCATTTTAATGAGATTAGGATTTCTTTTCTCATCAAGTTGTTCTTCTATTTCTTCAAACATATCAGCAACAACATAACGCTTTGTTTCTTCTAAGCGTTTTGATGTAATTTCTTTTAGACGGTTACAACAACATTGTTTTGCTTCGTCTAGTTTACCGGCAACAATTAAATCTATTAAATTCATTTCATTTTACTAACA